ATGATAACTCTGGAATTCGGCATCATCATTGCTTGTTTATTGGTCGGCACGCGCTATGGCGGCATGGGGCTGGGATTAATCAGCGGCATCGGTATCTTTGTGCTGTGCTTTGTCTTTGGGCTGCAGCCGGGCAAGCCGCCTATTGATGTGATGCTGACCATCCTGGCGGTAATCGGCTGTGCCTCGGTACTGCAAACCGCCGGAGGACTGAACGTATTGATGCAATATGCCGAACGTCTGCTGCGTCGGCACCCTCAGCACATTACGCTACTCGCGCCGTTCACCACCTGGATGCTGACATTTCTGTGCGGTACCGGCCACGTGGTATACACCATGTTCCCGATCATCGGCGATATCGCACTGAAAAAAGGCATTCGCCCGGAACGCCCGATGGCCGTGGCCTCGGTCGCCTCACAAATGGCCATCACCGCCTCGCCGGTTTCCGTCGCCGTCGTGTCTCTGGTCTCGATTATCGCCGCCGGGCACGGTATCGGCCGCGCCTACTCCCTGGTGGAAATCCTGGCGGTTTCCATACCTTCCTCACTGGTTGGCGTGCTGATCGCGGCGCTCTGGAGCCTGCGCCGCGGCAAAGATCTGGAGAAGGACGCCGATTTTCAGGCGCGTATCAGCGATCCTGAACAGCGCGCCTATATTTACGGCGCCGGCGAAACCCTGCTGGACCAGCGTTTTGCCAAATCTGCCTATGCGTCAACCCTGATCTTTTTTGCTGCGATCGCCGTCGTGGTCTTGCTCGGTGCCTTCTCTGAGCTGCGTCCGGCCTTCGCCGTCAAAGGCGTGATGAAGCCGCTGTCGATGAACCTGGTGATTCAAATGATGATGCTGATTGCCGGCGCCGTCATGCTGATCGGCTGTAAGGTCAAGCCGGGTGATATCGCCAACGGCGCGGTGTTCAAGGCGGGTATGGTCGCCATTTTCTCGGTATTCGGCGTCGCCTGGATGAGCGACACCTTCTTCCAGGTGCATATGGGAGATTTAAAACTGCTGCTTGAAGACGTGGTTAAAAGCCAGCCCTGGACTTACGCCATTGTGCTGTTTCTAGTATCGAAGCTGGTAAACAGCCAGGCCGCCGCGCTGACCGCCGTTGCACCGATGGCGCTGCAGTTGGGCGTCGAGCCGAAAATGCTGCTGGCGTTTTTTCCGGCGGCCTACGGTTACTTCGTATTGCCGACCTACCCCAGCGATCTGGCCTGTATCGGCTTCGACCGCTCAGGGACGACGCGCATCGGGAAATTTATCATCAACCACAGTTTTATCCTGCCGGGGCTGATTGGCGTTTCATCCGCCTGCGTAACCGGCTACCTACTGGTCACGACCCTGCTGTAAGAGGATGCTGCGGCCCGACACGGGCCGTTTACGCCTGTGGCGACAGGGTCAGCCACACCATGCCCAGCGCTTTTACGGCATCGGTACTGCACTGAAAATCAGTACCTTTACCGCTGACCTGCAGCTGATTACCCGGCAAACGGGCAATATCATACACGTCCAGGTTACCGTCGATATCAAGCAGCCAGCGTCCGTTGGCAATGTTCGTTACTGACAGATCCACCAACCAGGCTACACGCCCACCGTCCACGTATGCGGGCTGCTCGGCCGTTGATGGAATCAACGTTCGATCGGCCAGCCATTCGCCGCCATCTTTCAGCTGGCCGGCAATCAGTCGATACAGCGGTACGGCACGTGCCGGCGGCGCCATATCCTGCGGATCGGCCGCGCGCATTTCCCCCAGCCCGGTAGCCAGCCACTGCAGAGAAACGCCGGTATCCAACGCGCAGGTCACCACAATATCCCCCGGGAAGTAATTACGACGTACCCAGGTGCTCATGGTGCCGGATGAAATACCCAGTAAATCCCCCAACTCCTTCTGCAAGCTGAAACCATAGGCATCCAGAATCCGACGCAGCACGCTCTTGCCGCCGGACGCCAGTACGCGCTCATACAACGCCTTACCATGCGCCGCAGCCCGCCCATTCATAGTATCTTCAGCCATATTTTCCCCGGTCATCATTAAAACTTGCATAAGCAAGCCACACTTTTCGACTTAACGCGCATAGGATTCGTTATTAACGCCAGGCTCGCCTGTTATTTAACCTATGGTTAAATGATGCAATATAGTCGCCGAAAATACAAATACCGATACCTGTCACAAACGTTGTTTAGCACTCAACAATCTCATTAACTATCCATTTCATGATGATAATTAAAGAAAAAACCTAAAACTTGAATTTGCGAGAAAAAATAAAAATTTCATGGCATTTCCCCTTGCCCGACGCACAAGGCATGGCAGCAAACGACGCTGGCCTCTGCGAATCGGGCCGACGTCAGCATGCCTGAGTTGTCCGTTTGTGCCGCCCGGCCATACCAATAATGGCGTCGAGAACCATTGACCCATTTAGCGTTTTGCTTAATACTGTATAAATACACAGTATATTTAAGCGAGGGCAAACACGGTGGAAATTACGGATAAACAACAACTAACACTGTCACGCATCCAGTTCATCGCCGATGTATCACAAGCGGCCCAGTGCAGTCCATCCGAATACCTGATCGCACTGTCACTGATTTCCGATCTGGCCGCTCAGGAACTCCCCGAGCACGACTACCAGGCCGTCTATTATTCGGCAGATGAGCAACACTCCCGCTAGCCCCGTCCCCCGCATCTTAATACCGATTTTTACCCGCCGTCCGGCGGGTATTTTTTTATCTGCCATCCGGGGATTTATCCCGATCCGTTGTGCCACAACGACTACAACCCTATTGCATTGTGACGATAGGCCACCATCAGGAAACTACGGATAACCGGGCGCACTCCCGCGTCCTTCACCAACAACCGCATAGCAGGATGGTAATGATGAAAATTTATGCACAACAAGGCGACGCCATTGACGCGATGTGCTGGCGCTATTACGGCAGCACAGAAAACGTGGTGGAACAGGTTGATCACGCCAATCGTGGGCTGGCGGCATACGGCGCGCTGCTGCCGCATGGCTGCCCGGTAGAAATGCCCGAACTGAACGCCGCCGCCAGACGGGAAACGGTGAAACTGTGGGACTAAACGATGGAAAAATTTACCTCAACACTTTCCTACCTTATCGCCGCCGGCCTGGCCTGGTTCGGTCGTCACTCGACGGAAGACATCGCCATGATGGTCGGCGCTGCGGTAGGCGTCGGCACCTTTGCGGTGAACTGGTACTACCGCCATAAGAGCTACCAGTTACTGAAATCGCTCAGAAAGAAAGTTCTCAAACGGGGGAAATACGATGAACCCACTCCTTAAACGCTGCAGCGCCGTCGCCATTTTAGCGCTGGCCGCCACTCTGCCACAGTTCGGCCAGCTGCATACCTCCGAACGGGGACTGCGCCTGATCGCCGATTTTGAAGGATGCCAACTGTCACCCTATCAGTGCAGCGCCAACGTCTGGACCAACGGTATCGGCCATACCGCGGGCGTAAAACCCAATACGGCGATCACCGAGCGTCAGGCGGCAGCCAACCTGCTGGACGACGTACGCAACGTGGAAAAAGGCATCGCGCGCTGTATGAGTGTGGATATGCCGCAGCCGGTTTACGACGCGGTCAGCGCTTTTACCTTTAACGTCGGCGTCGGCGCCGCCTGCCGCTCTACGCTGGCCGGCTTCATTAGACAGCGGCGCTGGCAACAGGCCTGCGATCAGTTGCCACGCTGGGTATACGTCAACGGCGTCAAAAGCAAAGGGCTGGAACGTCGCCGTCAGGCCGAACGCGCGCGGTGCTTACAGGGGGTGTCACCATGAACCGCTGGCTGCTCAGCCTTGGCGCACTGCTATTGACCCTGCTTGCTGCGTCGCAGTGGCAGAACCAGCGTTTGTTGCAGACGCTGGCGCATCAACAGCAACGCCTTGGCGAGGCGCAGGCCACGCTAACGACACGTGACGCCCAGATCAATCAACTGAAACAACAGATTCAACAGCGTGAACGCGCTGAGCTGGCGCTACGTCAGGCGCTGAACGGCGCACAGGGCTTAACGCTGCAACGTGAAAAACGGTTACAGGAGTTACTCAATGAAAACAAGAAACTGCGCGACTGGTACCGCACTGGGTTGCCTGATGATGTTATCCGGCTGCACCAGCGCCCCGCCTTCGCCAGGCCCGGAGATTACCTACGCTGGCTGTCCGAAAGTCAGCAGTTGCCCCATCCCCGGTAATCATCTCACTATTAACGGCGATCTCAGCGCCGACATCCGCCAGCTTGAGCATGCGCTCATACAGTGCGCATTACAGATAGAAGCGATTAAACAGTGTCAGGAGGAACACAATGTTAAAACCCGACCAGCTGCGTAACGCCTTGTGCAAGGCGTTACCGGATCTACAAGCCCAGCCGGAAAAACTGACGATGAAACTGGCGGACGGCCGCGTCGCCACCACGCCTGGCCCCTCATTGTCATTTGAATACCGTTACCGGTTGAGGTTAACGCTGACCGATCGCGCGGCCGACTGCGATCTGGTGATAGTCACCCTATTGGCGTGGCTGCGCAGCCATGCTGGCTAACGTGGATCACCCCTGTGCCTGCAAATCATGGCCGCCTGTTACAGCGCGATGCTGCAATGGGAGCCAAGGATCAGTCTGACCGAGATCGCGGTCAACTCAACAAAATCCCCCATAACCTGAGCAGCAGCGGCTATACCTGTGCATTGGATCTGCTGGTGATGCTTGATGACGTCACGTATCACACAACAGAAATACGAGTTCAAATGCGACTCGATAACTTGTATTTACAAGATCGTAGTGTAGTATGAATATTACTGTTTGAATAAACACGAGAGAGATTTAATTATGATGCACTGTCCAGTATGCGGTAACGTCGCTCACACTCGTTCCAGCCGTTACCTGAGCGAATCAACCAAAGAACGCTACCACCAATGTCAAAACATCAACTGCAGCTGTACGTTTGCCACGCACGAGTCGGTCGCACGCGTCATCGTTAAGCGCGGTGATAACCCACAAGTGCCAGCGGCGGTAGCCACGGGCAAGACGCGCCCAGCGGCGCAGACTGCGGCTAAGAGGTAAATAATGCCATCGTTTGACTCCGATTTATCGCCGATTCCGGCAAACAGCCGGTTGGTTCGGCACCGATCGCAGTCGCCGCCGCACAAGCCTGCGCGAACTGGAGCACATATCAGTGTCACTGCGCGACTTATGGAACCCGGCAACCTGCCCAGCCACATTACGCATGATGGAGCAGAGCAACCTGGACGCCTTTAAACAGCTGACGGAAGCCGCCGATAAAAAGCTGCTGAAAAAAGTCATCAAGACCTACTGCAGCCAAATCGATATGTGTACCTATCAAAACCTGAAGATGATGTACGACCGCGATCTCGAGGCCAGTAAACAAGACTTGAACTGGTAA